CCTACGATAAGAAAGGAAAAATGGGTGCCGCCCCCAAAACTTCCTCACCATTCAAAGTAATAGTTGTCCAACTTTGAATCACAGTAATCCCTTGTTCCGTGCACGGGTAACTCTGTGTATAGTGTAGTTTAATGATTGATTAAGAAACTCTCCGTGGATTTATGTATATTTATACTACCCATAATTAGCTGGTACTAATTAGAGAGAAAAGTGCTTTCCCAGTTTTTAACCGATTAAAGACACCTAAACACCGGGGTGAATTATCACCATCATAATTTTGTTTTTACTATGTTTATAGATTATTTTATAAATTATTGACTTTTTCGTTGTTTAATTAATGATCGTTCTTTTGCGTACTATCCGGCGAGCCGTTAGTAAGTATTTGCCTTTTAATGTTTGCAGTTGAACTCGGATGTTCTTCTGTTTGTTTTGAAAATTTCTTTGTTTTTCCAATTTCAAATGGAAAAAGTGGTACTGGATATAGCAACATGTAGTCATCTGCTCCTCGAATTGTTAATTGTGAATCCTCAAATACTGACCAATTTTCGGTTCTAATATCTGGTGGTTCATATGAATAACTACCTGCTGCATCCCTTGATTTAGTACATTGATGAAGAAATACTCCATCATTGATGTTTGGATAATATGGTGTCATACCAAACCAAGGTACAGTAATTGCTTCATGATATTTAATATTTCCTTCCTGTCCTATTCCTCCTGAAAACCAGAAGGCTCCTCCATTACTTATGAAGTATGGACTTCTTGTGGAATCTACTTGTAATGTCATGATTGTTGAATCCTGTAAATGGCGCACTACTCTTCCTCCTCTCCAAAATAAAAATAATGATGATAAGAAGTAAAAAGGCTGATTTAATGCTGCCTGAAACACATCATCAACTGACCGTGGGCAATATGGCCCCGAAATTTGTCCTTTGACTGTGTGCGATTCTCCCCACATTAAAGGGAGATGTACCTCTCGTTTTAAACAGTCCGATACTGTATAAATTATCTCCGGATTTGCATATCCTTTTTCCGCTGATTGTTTTGCTCCGTCGATGAGAAAATTATAAGGTCGTTTAAATCTCTCATCCATGGAACATTGTCCCTTGAATTCTCTCCTTGCTTTATTGACACGTGGATGTTCTCCTCGTAAAGATAAATCTCCGTAATCAAAATTTTCCAATTGTGAGAGTGCAATGTCTTCTCCTGCTGCTCTCCAAACATTACAATAAATTATTGGTTCTGATTCTGTACATCCCACTACTGGTGATATTCTTTCTAAATATAATCGTGGTATGTCCGTTTGAAAAGCTGTTTTTGTGTCCATTCTTGTCCTACTCCAGGAACTTTCTTTGAGAAATGGTACCATGATGTCAATTTTCGTGTCTCCTTTAATTTTAATAATTTGACTCATCATGTCCCCACTTTCTGCAATGGGATTGGCATCTGGTGCATAATATGCTCTAAATGTACAAGAATAAAATTGTGGCATAACGAAATGAAAAGTGTATTTAATACTACCTCTCCAAAACTTTGCTATTCCTGACACATAATAAAGCCAATCTGGATACGATTGTGCTGCTCCAAAAGCCATTGGTGTAATTAGTACGTACATTGACGAATGTGTTCCATCAAATGTAACTTGATCATGTAACATCGGCCGTTGTAATAATTTTGTTATTGGCATATGTGATGTTTCCATGCCTGCGAACATTTTGGACTGTGACATGTTTGGATTACTATACAATGTTAATGTATCAGAATAATCCAATCCTGCTCCTGTTGAACAGCCCATTGAGTATGTTGCATGTACTGGTTTTGATGCTTCTTGTGATTGTGGTTTTGACATATCATGTGCCACTGCGTTAATCACAGATGCTATTTCACCATAAATTGGTCCAACTACAGGTGCTTCACGAATTATGTGATCTACAGCATTAAATGCTGCCTGCACATCTATTCCTTTTGCGTTTTTAACTGCTGATTCTGTGCTGTGTCCTCCTGCTGAACTTTGTCCTTTAAAGTTCCTAATTGGTGGGTCCTCTGGTGATATAAACCCTTCGACTTCTACATCTGTAAAGGCTGCCGTTATTGTTATTGGTATGCTAAGATCTGTACAATTTGATGTACATGTTAATGGATTCAAAGCATTTATATGTAACGCGCCTATGCGTGTGTCATCTTTGCCTGTGTAAGGATTTGGAATTACCATCCATTCTTGTGGACTAAGGTATGGTAATTTAACCACTGCTGATTCTTCTAATCCTGCACTCAAAACTACCGGATTAAATCCTGATAGTTGATAAATGTTTGTAAGAACATTTGTTCCTCCTGTTGTGTCCCATAATGGAACAAAACTGATTAATAGTGATCCTTGATGATAGGGTGTTGAATTTTGAGTAATTTCTACTCTAACGTTGCCCCTAAAATACTTGAATCTTTTAAGTACTTCTGCTACTAATCCTACTTGAAACAATACTTCTGGAAATTTAAGTACTACTTGTGAAAATGGTGAAGCCCATGTTAAATTTGCTATCACATAATTTCGTTCCAAAAGTTGTTTCGGTGTTTGAACTGGAAATGATTTTCCAAATCGACGTCCTAAGGAATCCATCATTCCTACTTTTACTGATGTTGCCGATTCAACAAACTTTGTTAATCCTTGTTCATGTGTTTCTTGAGGTGTTACCTCTGATGTAAGTGGTTGTGCCACTGTTGATTTACTTTCTGATGTTGCTGCAATTCCAATTATTAAGCACACCAAGCGGAATTCTGCTCGATGCTCATGTAAATAGGCGTTTTTCCTGGCGCAGAGATATAGAACTCATATAATTATATGTGCCTTAGTTCTTGTCCTATGCATTCCAGTGAGAATCAAACTTGCTATCGTAAGAAAACTCGTGCACCACAATTAAGTGGTGCATGTAGCCATGGTCATCTGACTACTTGAATTTGCGGCACCGGTATTACCCGGGGTATCAGGACACAGTTTTCGAGACTTGTCCGGGTCCGTGGTTCGTGAATGGTTAATTCATCGCATCATGTGCGATCTTTTCCCACAACTCTTCAAATGTTTCTGTAAGTTGTAAGGAAGGATTGATTGCAATAAGGAAAGCATTCATAATACGTTTATGCTTGTTAAATTCTTCTTCTCCCCAAATTGCCCATTCGTGCAGTGCTTGTTTGCAATTTATTGCAAATTGTTGATCGAGTGTAACTCCTTTCTTTGGTTTATTAATCCATTGTACCATTTGTACTATTGAATCTTGATTCAATGGTGCTAATACTAATGAACCTTTAACCTTAAAATATCGTTGTAAGTATCTACACTCTCTAATATCTTCATAATCTTTATCTACTTCTGATTTATCACAACGAGTTCTTTTAACTCCAAATAATTCTGTAACTTTTGCGGCTAATACTCGTCCGTTCCAAATTTTATGTAAATCTGGATTCATTGATTTAATTCCATCATCAGAGTAAATATGTGGAGCTTGTGCTTTATTGTATGGCACTTCTACTCCATGTTCTTTTAATACTGTAATGTCGTAACACGTTCTATCCATGATTGAATGATCTTTTGAATTTTCTATTGCTGTTCCTTCAAATCCGGATGGTGTTCCTGCTGTCACGTACATTTTATTTCCAATTACTACTCTATAAAAATGAGCAGAGTAATAATATACGAAAACACATTTCATAAATAAGCATTCAGGATCGAGTGCGAAAAATTGTTGAAATGCATGAATTTTTGAAAAACATAACTTAGTTACATCATTACAAATATCCCATGCTGATGAATCTTGTGCTTCCATACATTCTAGTGGAAATCGTTGTAAATCTATGTAAATTTTCTTCCACTGATTGGAAAATGGATTGACTCCTAC